CCGGCGACCGCGAGCGTGGCGCCGTCGAGCGCGTCCTGCACCGCGCTCGCGGCGAGCTTGGCCTCTTTGTGGCCGCCCGCGCGCGACCAGACGCGGATCTCGAGCAGGTGCTCGCTGCCCGTCTCGGTCGCGGTGCTCCAGTCGCTCACCGCGTCGTCGCCGATGACGCAATAGGGGAACGCGGCGCCGCGCGGCGCCACGTCGAAGACGCGCGGCGGATCGCCGAACGCCTCCTGCACCGCGTCGTTGGCGGCCAACTCGGCGAACACCGCCTGTTGCAATGCCCAGCTGGCGCTCATGGCAGTTCCTCGCAGAGTAGGGTCATCAGCGCGGCCCCGGGGCCCTCGTCGATGACAGTGTGGATGCGGAAAGTCCGCGCACCGACGCTCGCACGCATGCCGGCCGCGACATCGCTCCGTCTACGGAGCATGATCTTGTGGCGCACGCGCGCCTCGAGCGCATCGGGACCGTAGACGTCGCTGCCGCCTACGGCCGTGAGCGCGATCCAGACTGTGGCGAAAACTTCCCAATCGCTGGTGAACCCGCCGCCGCCGTCCGGCGTGAGCGTGTTCGCGAGGAGCTGGGCGCGCTGGTTTAGGGTGCCGATGGTCATCATCAAATCCACTTGTCATTCCCGGCCGAGCGCGAAGCGCGAGGGGAAGGGAACCCAGGGGACTGGGCACGGAGCCCAGTCCCCTGGGTTCCCTTCCCTCACAGCGCTGCGCGCTGCTCGCCGGGAATGACACTGTGTTGGTTGGGAGGTTACCTACAGTCTGAAAATCCGATACGGCGCCAGCAGCGCTTGCGCCGGAGCTGCGATCTCTTCAGGGCCGTCGCCGCGATTCACATAGAGTTCGGCGATGATCTCGAGGATGCCTTCGCGCACGAGCGCCGGCACGGCGCTCTCACTGCCGCCGTAGCCCGCGCTGAACGCGACCGCGACGGCGTTGCCGCGGCGCAGGTCGAATCCCGGCGAGGTCAGGCAATCGAACACGACGCGGCCGGGTGCCGACACCGTGTCGGTGAAATAGCGCGCGGGATCGACGGTGTTCGCCGTCCCGTCGCGCGCATAAGCCGTCACGGCGCCGACGCTTTGCAGCGGCGGCAGCGGCACCTCGACGAGGCCGTCGCCCGGCCAGCAATCGAGCCACAAGACCCAGTCCTGCGTGACGAAGGCGCGGCCGGTGTGCCACTCCGCGCGCGCCCTGGCCGCGGTGATGAGCGTGGTGATCAGCGCGTCGTCGTCGGATGTGTCGATCTTGAGATGCGCCTTCGCCTCGTCGAGCGTGACGGGTTCGAGGGCGGGAGGGGTGATGAGTTGGAGGGGCATGGTAGTCCTCACAAGAAAAGACTGTCATCCCGGAAGCCGCGTAGCGGCTGTCCGGGACCCACCGGGACATGTCACGATGGGTCCCGGCACGCGCTCGCTTCGCTCGCTGGCCGGGATGACAGTTTATTAGGACGCCGCGAACTTCATCAGCTTGATCGCTTCGAAGTTCTGCACGCCGCCGCCGACGCGCTTGGTCGTGTAGAAGAGGATGTACGGCTTGGCGCTGTAGGGATCGCGCAGCACGCGGATGCCGACGCGGTCGACGACGAGATAGCCGCGCGCGAAATCGCCGAACGCGATCGAGTACGAGTTCGCCGCGATGTCGGGCATGTCCTCGACCTCCGCCACCGGATAGCCGAACAAGGTCGCGGGCTGGTCGGCGCTCACCGCCGGCTGCCAGATGTAGTTGCCGGTCGAGTCCTTGAACTTGCGCACCGTGCTCTCGGTCTTGCGGTTCATCACCCAGCGGCCGTTGGCGCGATAGCCCTGTTTCGGCGCATAGGCGAGATCGAGCAGCGCATCCGACGGATTGGACGACGCGAACGCGCCCGCAGCCCCGCTCGCGATGTAGCCGAGGCTGCCCCACGCCCACGACGCATCCGCGACGTTGGTGTAGTGCAGGAAGCCCGTCGGCTTGTTGCTGCCGTCGCCGTTGACGAAGGCAGCACCTTCCTGCTCCGCGAAGACGATCTGCACTTCGCCCGCGAGCCATTGCTCGATATCGACCTGGCTGTCGTCGAGCAGCGTCTGCGTCGCCGCCGGCATCGCGTAGAGCTCCATCGCGGGGAAGTCTATTGCTGCGAGAGTCGGCGTGCTCGTCTGGCTGATGCTGTCGGTCTCGCCCGCCCAGCCGGTCGCGGCGCCGACGGTGGTGATCGGCTTGCGATAGACGTTGGCGCCGATCTGCTGCACCGTCGCGATCGAGCGGATCGGCGACGCCTTCGCCAGCACGCGGTCGATGGTCGCCGCGATCTCGAGCGGCACGGTGTAGCCGCCGTCGGTATTCGAGCCGGCCGAGAGCGCCTTCACCTCCAGCGCGTCGAGCCCGCCCGCGTCGCCGCGGCGGACATAGCGGTCGAACGCCTGCTTGCGCTCGCGCAATTGCGGCGCCACCGCGCGCTCGTGGCCTAGCGCCGGACGCTGCGCCGCGAGTGTGAGCTCGTCGATCACGCGCTTCTGCTCGTCGAGCGCGCGGTTGATGCGCTCGACCTTTTCTTCCGCGACGACGTCGCCCGAGCGCTTCTCGAGCGCTACGAGACGCTCGTCGTTGGCATCCTTGAAGCTGTCGAAGGCGCGCAGGAACTCATCGAACGCCTCCTTGATCTCGCGGTTCGCACCCGCGTCTGTGGCTTTGGTTTCGAGGGTCATGGTGTTCTCCATTGATCTAACCTCCCCCTCGTGGGGAGGTCGAAAAATCCGAAGGATTTTTCGGGTGGGGGGTGGCGGGAGCGGAGGAACCGCCCCCCACCCGAAGCGCTCCGCGCTTCGACCTCCCCACAAGGGGGAGGTGATTTGCGTCGCGAATGGCATGCGCAGCGCCGCGGATCGCGTTCGCCGCGTGGTTCTTCTCTCCGATCCCCGTGACGCCGCTGCCCTTGAGCAGCGGGAACGTCACGATGGAGATCTCCCAGAGCTCGACCGCGTCGAGGCGGCGCAAGCCCGTCTTCGCGTCGCGCCGCGCGCGCACCGTGCGGAAGCCGATCGACAGCCCGTCGAGCGCACCGTCCGCGATCAGCGCGCGCACCTCGCGCGCCCGCACGACGTCGAGCGTCAGACGTCCGCGCACGTACAGACCCTTGGCGTCCTCGCGGATCGCCTCCCACACGCCGATCGGCTCATGCGCGAGATGCTGATAGAGCATGCGCACCTCGCGCGCCGGCCGCCTGCGCAGCGAGGCCGCGAACGCGCCCGGCTGCACGACATCGCCCGCACCGTCCGGCACGCCGAACAGCGAGGCGTAGCCCTCGAACGCATCGCGCCCGAGATCGGACAACGTCGCGGGAACGCGCGCCTGCGTGAGCGGGCGGCGCACATAACTCGTGATGGTCATGATCGTCTTTCACCTCCCCCTTGTGGGGAGGTCGAAAAATGCGAAGCATTTTTCGGGTGGGGGAACGGTGCGGGACGGCGCCCCCCACCCGAAAACGCCTGCCGCGTTTTCGACCTCCCCACAAGGGGGAGGTCTTAGGTCAGCGCTCGCTTGGGTGCGGCCGATCCAGCTTCGTCTCGATGCGGTCGAGTGTTTCCTTCATGGTGCGCATGTCTTCCTCGAGCACCGCGACGCGTTCGATCGCGCCCTCGTCGGCGGTCGCCGCGCGCTCCAGCGCCGCGATGCGCTCCGCCGCCGACCCCGCCCAGAACAGCGCGCCCGCCGTCTGCAACAAAAAAGCCGCCACGAGGGCGGCCGGAAGTTTCTTGTCCAGCAACGGCTGGACCTGGTCGGCGAGGCTCATAATTTCCTCTTCACCTCCCCCTTGTGGGAGGTCGAAAAATGCGAAGCATTTTTCGGGTGGGGGAACAGTGCGGGACGGCTATCCCCCACCCGAAAACGCGTGCCGCGTTTTCGACCTCCCCACAAGGGGGAGGTTAAGTAAGAGCGTCGCCACCCGCGACAGGCGAATACCCCGCCGCCTGGCGCTTCTCGTTCGTCGTCAGGAACGTCGCCGCGTTGAGCTTGTCCCAGGTGCTTTCGCGGTCGGCGGCGATGGCATCGACGGCGTCGGCGTCGTAGCTCAGCCGCAGGCCTTCGCCGAAGCGGGGGCCGAGCCAGCGCGTGAGCTGCGAGGCGGTACGGCCGACGAGCGGCAAGACCGTCTGGCGCCAGAACGAGAGGTTCGCCTCGCGATAGTTCGAGAACGTGTTGTCGCCGGGGATGCCGAGCAGCATCGGGGGCACTCCAAACGCAAGAGCGATCTCGCGCGCGGCGGCGTCGCGGCTGTTGGCGAAATCGAGATCGGCGGGCGCGTAGCTCATCGACTTCCAGTCGAGGCCGCCTTCGAGCACCATCGGCCGCCCCGCGTTGCCGCTGCCCTGATAGGCGTCCTCCAACTCGCGCTTGAGCCGCTGGAACTGCTCGTCGCTCAAGCCCGGCGCGCCGTCGGGGCCTTTGTAGACGAGCGCGCCGGAGGGCCGCGCGGCGTTGTCGAGTAGCGATTTCGTCCACGCGCCGCCCGCGTTGTGCACGTCGATCGCGCGCGCCGCCGCCTCGATCGGCGACAGGCCGTAGAAATCGTCGAGCGGATGGAACAGCGCCGCGTGCATCACCGGCAGGAAGCCCGTCGCGCGGTCGGCCGCGATGGTCGCGGCACTTCCGTTCACGGTGTAGGTGTAGGCGACGGGGCGGCCGTCCGCACCCGGCACGACGCGCACGCGATCGGGACGCAGCACGTGCAGCTCGCGCACCTCGCCCGACGCGGTCAGCGCCTCGAGATAGGAATTGCCGGCGCATTCGAGATACGCGTACCAGCGCTCGAACAGCGCCTTGCCGTCCTCGAGCGGATTGGGCGCGGCGAGCAGCGCGAGCAGCGGATGCGTCTCGACCTCGTTGGCGCCGTCATAGAGCAGAAACGGCACCGACGACGCGGCCTCCGCGATCATGCGCACGCAGCGATAGGCGATCGCGTTCTGCATCACGCCCTCGCGCGCCAGGCTCGCATAATCGCGCGCGCCCCACGACGCGCGCCCGCCGAGCGTGAGGGCTACGAGCGGCGGCATGGATTTTTTCTCCGGCGCGGCGCGCACGGAGCGGAAGAGATTTTGGAACATGGTGATCCTTTCACCTCCCCCTTGTGGGGAGGTCGAAAAATCCGAAGGATTTTTCGGGTGGGGGTAAGGTGCGGGGCGTCAAGCCCCCACCCGAAAATGCTGCGCGTTTTCGACCTCCCCACAAGGGGGAAGTCATTCAGAGTTTCCTCGCTCTCGGCTCCGGCGCCTTGTTCGCGAGGTCCGTGATCGCCCAGACCAGCGCGTCCATGCGGTCGGGGCTTTCGCCGTCGCCGTCATAGCTGCACATCTGGTCCTCGAGCTCGGGGAAGACGCCCGCGTGATGCACGCGGCCGGCTTCGTAATGCAGCGCGACCGGCTCGGCGCGCACGCTCTTGCCGCGCGACGCATGCACCAGCCTGAGCGCCATCGTGGGCATCTCGGCGCAGAGCACGCCGCGCACCATGTCGCCGCCCTGGTTCGCCTCGGCGATCACGCAATCGGCCTTGTGCGTCTCGTAAGTCTCGGCGACGCGACGCGACCAGCCTCCCGGCGTGAGACCGCCCATCGAGCGGTCCGCGATCACATAGAACTGCGCGTCGTGACCGAGACCCGCGACCACGATGCCGCATTCCGCGCCCTTGGCCGAGGCCGGCGGATCGACA